AGCATTTCGACAATGGTCGGGATTTTCCCGCCAGGGTCCATGCGATTTGCCAGGTCCAACAGCGTTGGATTGGTGATAGGAAGGGTTGCCATTTACACTTGTCCTTGATTGGGGTAGAGTTTCGATGCTCGATCAACTGCGGTTTCCGACGTCGGATCACCTACCAGGGGCTTGCCTTCGGACATTACTTTCCCGATCTTGGCGAAGAGTCGGGCAAAGGAGAGGCGATTGCCAGCGCCGGTCTCGATAAGATCACGAACCAACTGATCATCGCCAAATTCTGCGATCACCTGCGCGAAGTAGGCCTCACTCTGCTGCATATTCTGCCCGCCGATTTCGTGGTCGGCGCGGATTTCATCAGCCCACTTCTTATTGCGGGCGATCCAGTCTGCGGCAAGGGACTCCTGCATCTTCTTTACGCCGTCAGCATAAAGATTGGTAAGGGCGTTGGCGCGCGCCTTCGGATCGAGATCGGAGTTGTTGGCGATCTCGAGGAAGGAATTGAGCATTGGCTCGTCGGCGGTGAAACCCTCCGGAAGAGTGATATCGGCCGCGGTCAGCGGGGCAGGAGCACCATCCTGTTTTGTCTGCTCAGCACTTTCAACGTGTGGCTGTTCTTTGCCCGACTCGGCGGCGGCGGCCGGCTGCTGTTGTCCATCGCCAGCGGGCGGCGGAGTCACTACAGTACCAGCCGAGGTCCCGGCATCAGCACCCACACCACTTCCGGTTCCCTCGCCTTCGCGAACGGGGAGGTATTTATCGAGCAGTCTGTTCATCGTTGTGTTCCTTTAGCATCTGGAGAAAAAGTTCAAATGCTGCGGTTGAAAGAAGGTCCTCCAGAAGGAGGCCCGCGTTTTGCATTCCCAGGGCGTGCGCCGTGAGGAGTGCATTCTGTGCAAAAGCGGACTGCCGGATACCATACGCCTCAAGCAGACGGCGGAAAACATAGCGGCCGTCTTGCGTTGCGAGGAGTTTCCGCAACGCAAGTGTGAGTCTTGCGTCCTCCTTCAGATTGATATGGCTCTGCTTTGCGTTCATCGAGTCACCGTACACCAAAGGCTCGCCGCCGTCAACCGCCCATACCTTTAACTGAGCAGGCGCTGGAGGGCGTTTGCCCCGCCGCCAACATCTGTCTCAGATAGAGTCTTACCCGCTTCAATAGCCGTCTGCGCCGTGGCCGTGGCTTCGAGTGCTTGCAACTGCTGCTCCCGTGCGGCGCGCCGCGTCTTCAGGGCCTCCTGATCGCGGAGGATGATTGGATTGGCGCCGAGGTCAGTGCCGTAGGTCCATACCAGTTCATCGAAATCGATGAGGTCAAGGACGCCCGGTTCGACCGCGGCTACTTGTCCAACCATGGCCAGAAGACGTTCCGTTGGAACAGTGTTGATTGCCCGCTGGGCGCTCGCAAGGATTGAGGTGTAAGTAATGTCGATGTCGGCATTACGTATTTCTCTTGGAGGGTCGGGAAATAGGTCGGCCCGCTGACAGATGGCGTAGATGCGCTGGATGTCTGGGTCGAGGGATTCGTTCTCGAATCGTTCGAGGAAGTGGGCGAGGAGGACAAGTTTCTCTTCCCTTCGTGCGTCGATCTCGGTGGCGGAACGGACTGTGTCCAACTGCGAAATCATCTTGAATAGATCGTTGTGGAAGATTTCGCGGATGGAGCCTTTGATGTCTTGGATATCGAGGCGGAGTTCTTGGAATGGAATATTCACCAAGTAGGCCGGCTTGGCGCCGACCATGTTGGCCAGGTTGGGGACATAGGCGTAGCCGCCCGGCATTGTTGATTTGGGCTGATTAGCCAGGGACTGGTCATAGAGCATCGGCGGATCGACCATCTTCTCCAAACCGACACCTTTCTTCAAAAGAAGCTGTTGTAGCTCGCGCATATCGGCGAGGGCATCCATGGCCGGGGAATTGCCGTATTCGAGTTCCGCGCTCCAGCGCGGGAAGGTTGCGGGCTGCTCCCGGTAGCCGGCGATTTTAAGGACGTTGCCGTCCTCGGCCGACTCGGCCCAATAACACTCCCGCCACGCGAAACGATCAACCGGGCCATAGCCGAAGGGCTCGCCGGAATTTAATTCCACAAGATGGTAAACGCGCCGCTTTGAATTGCGGGAGGTGGGATTTTTGTACTGCTCCCTCCAATCAATAGGCATGTTGGCTTCGCCGAACTCGGTTTTGATTTGCTCCAGCGTCATAGACATACAGCGGCCATACCGGCTGAGGCGGCCGCGGAAATCGTAGTCTACATAGAACTCCCCCGTGTTGAAGCGCTGGACACGTATTACGTCGGAGGTATCTTCGAAGATTTGAGAACCGCTGATGTTCATCAAGCCGAGGTCGTGGTAGGCCATCGCCTTCGTATTGTAATAGTTGCTCCGCGCCATGACAGTGCGCATGACGTCGCTGACGGTGTGAAGCCATTTACGGGAAGCGATTGAAAGGCGAGAAGTGTCAACTCCAATGCCGATTTTGAACCACGGCCGCGTTGGGGAGGTGATGCCGTTCATGAGGCCGGCTGACTGCGTGCGCAGGGCGATCAGACCTTCGGAGGTGATATAATAAGGGTTGAGTTCGAGCTTCTCACTCTTCTCCTTGTTGAGAAGCCAGGGGTGGGTGTAGGGAAGGTACACCGCCGCAAGCTCGCGCCAGATCGGCCACATTGGGCGGCGGCGTGCCTCCATAGCGCCGAAGAGCACCTTCAGCGTCTTGTGCTTTTCGGCGTTCATCTTCACGACGACTTACCTCCGGTGGTGACAGTTTTGCCCGTGCGGACGCGCTTCGCGAGGGAGCCGATGGCGGAGTTGGTGATGAGGGAAAAACCACGGTCGGGCTCACTAAAACCAGCGGTCATAACACTGGCATCGGAGCGGGTCGGAGTCGTCGGCGGCGGCGTAGGCTTGGATACTTTAGGAAGCATAGCGAGTCCTTAAGGCTTGGTAGGGGTTGTAATTGAGGGAGGTGATAAGTTGTGGGACGGTGGGGACTATAACTTGGGCGAGGGCGGGGAGCGCGAAGGTGACGGCGAGTGCGTCTGCGATGTCGGGGCTGCGCCCCTCGCGCCGCTTGATCTCCTCCTTTGGCTCAAGCTGAATTTGATCCTTTGCGTTGAAGTAGAATTGGGTGGAGGTGAGATCATCGATGATGGTGTAATCTTTGTCGATGGTGTACTGCTGAAGGGCGGCGCCCTTAAGCCAGTCTCGCATCTCACCCCAAATCTGGGCCCGCTTGTTGAAGTAGTTGGCACCGCGGGAAGCACTCATCTGGATAGCGGCGGAAGAGAATTGCACCTCGTGGGTGGGGATATTGAGGGCGCGAAGCTGATCGACAACGCCGGCGCCAAGCCCAGTTCCATCGACAAAGACCATCTGCGCCGAATAGCGATTGAAGGCCTCGGCGACGCGGTTGGCAACCTCGATGGTGCTTAGACCCTGCACTCGTTCGATGGGGCGTGAGCGCGCATCGCGGCCCTGGCGGGGGAAGATGACGGTACTGTCGTCGCCGTAGCGGGCGGGGTCAACTCCAATGACAACCGGCTCGTGCGCAGTGTGGTCGAGCTGGCGTGATAGGGCGTTGAGAACGTCAGTACGCGAAATGAACGAGGACACGTCATGCTTGGGAAATTCTCCAAGTACGCGAACTCGAACGAAGTCGTGATCGATGCCATAATCTTCGATCCACTGATTGATCAACTCTTTGTTGGTGATTGCGGAGGTGCGGCCATCTACAGTGATCTGATGCCAACGGCCGGAGAATCGGCCATCAGCAAAGCACTCCCTAAAGCGGCCCGTGTTCTTCGTCGGGTTTCCAAAGACGATCCAGATGATCTGGGTGTCTTTGTCAGTCATGGCGCCCTCGGCCACTTCCCAGACAATGTCGGGGATGCCGGAGGCCTCATCCATGATGAGGATGATGCGTTTGCCTTTGTTGTGCAGGCCCGCGAAGGCTTCAGTGTTGCGCTCGCTCCAGGGCGCCATATCAAAGCGCCACTCAGACCGCTGGTCGGGGTCGTTGGAGAAGAGGGAGGTGGCCTTCAGTTTGAAGAGCTCGCGAGTCAAAGAGAGGCGCCGCCACTTCGCAAGCTCGACCCAGGTCTTAGTGCGCAGCTGGCGCTCGGTGTTGGCGGTCACAACCCCTTTGGTGCCCTCGAAAGTGCTCATTCCCCAATCGATGAGCATCGAACTGCCAGCGGATTTACCTACGCCGTGGCCGGAGCGGACCGCGATACGGATGATATTCTCCCCCGCCGCGAGGCTATCACGGATGATGGTGAAGAGCTGGCGCTGCCAAAGGTCGGGACCCTCATACTCTTCCAGTTCCCCCGGCTCACCCCACGGATAGGCGCCGTAGGCGTAGGCCAGGGGATCGGAAGAGGTTGACGCGAGGAAGTCGATGAGGTCGTCGGTCACAATTACTTGCCCTGTGCGGGGTAGAGGCGCTCGGCGCGAGAAGGGCCTTCAGGCTCCTCCGGCGCAATGGCAACCATGGTAAGGCCGACACTCTCCTCTGTCGAAGACTCTGTCTCGTAGGCGGAGATAGACGTGACGCGGAGTTTTACTTCCATCACCACCTCATCGCCAACGTTGAAGTCGCGGGCGCTTTTGCCCAGCTTCGCGAGGGTGCTCTTGTCGAAAGTGACTGAAAGGCCCCAGGGGTATTTGGGGCCATTATAGTCACTCGGCATTGGAGCATACTTGTCGCGCTCCTTTTGCTCTTCCGGCGTGTAGGCAAGGTCAATCATGTCTGCCATATTATTCCGCGGCCTCCGGGGTTATATCAATAAGCTGCGGCTCGAGTCGCGTCTGCACCCTCTTGCGGGCCTCGCGCAGCCGCTCGGCGAAACCGATGTTCACATTGACATCCTGCGTCGCCTTCGGGCCGTGCCCCGTGCGATCGGCGGTCAACTCAATCAGCTTCATAAGCTGTGTATTTGTAACCTTCTCCGGCTCCTCTTCGAGCCGCTTCTCAAGCTCATCCATCGCCTCGATGGAGAGGCCGGTTAGGCGCTCCTGCACCCGCGCGTAGTCGTGGTCAGTCTCGGCCTTGTAGTGGGCGACTAGCTCCTGAAAGGTCGTATCGCCCTGGAGGATGCTCACCCGCGAGGCGGAATAGCCGAAGGTGGCGGCGGCAACCCCCGGCCGCATCCCCTCGGCGAGCGCCTTCGCCAGTGCATGATGGCGGGCGCGAAGGCGCTGAAGGGCCGGAGGAGACGACCGCACTACCCCGCCACCCGAGGCCAAAATGGCGAGGTCGCCCTCGTCCAGCGCGCGCCCAAAGCTCGCCACCAGCGGCTCTTCGCCGAAGGCTTCATCGAGTATGGTCCGCGCTTCGAGCATTTGTACGGTCGTCTCCATTGCGGCCATCCACGTCCGCCAGTCACCTATACCCTAGAACGCGGCGCGGGGCAAGAGGTTTCGTGCGGGAAGGTATGGTCAAAGGCTCCATACTTGGATTGAGTGAGGACACTTGAAAATGGCACAAAATTGGAGAGGGTGTTTGGGTATGGGATGAGGTGCCGGCCCAGCGAAAGTGACTTTGCGGCGGCAAAAGAAAAGGCCGGGTGGGGTCCCGGCCAAGACTCGTTGCGAATGCAACCAGTGACGGTGCGATTGCGCGCAAAGAAAAGGGCCGCACGATGGCGGCCCCAATTGGACTCGATGGATGGATGGTCAGAGGTCAATGTCCGTCGCGCCGACCTTGGCACGGCGCTTAATCTCTTCTGTGACTAGCTTGGCGATCACTTCCGCATTCTTCGCAATGGCGGCATCCAGAATGGCATTGCGGCCGTCCGCGTCGGCTTCCTTGTATGCCTTGCGGGCGGACTCAGAAGCCTTCTTGGCGAAGATGTCGCGCATGATGTCGCGGGCGATGCGAACCTCGATGGAGACAGATGCCGCCGGTCCGCGTGCGCCAATGTCGCCGGAAAGGAGCTTGTCGCGCTTGGCAGCCCAGGCGGACTTCGCGGCATCGATAGTGTCCGCCCCGGCGTATGCGTCCTGCAAGGACTGCAGGGCGAACGTCATCAAATACTCAATCGACTTGGCGGGAAGCTCCTTCCCATCGAGGAGAAGCCGGGCTTCGCCGGTCAGACGGCATTCGCCGATGGAGGCCTCGCCGATGGCGGACTTGGCGCGGGTTGCGAAGGTGCGATGGATAGCGACTGGGTGCATGTGGATGGTCCTCTCATGTGCGGCGGGATTGCCGTGGTGCGAATATGGGTGCGCCCATGGTCCGAGTCCAATCACGAATTATTTCAAGCGATTAATATTGCGTGATGGAAATGGCGAAGCCATGGAGTGGATTGTATGGTCATTGTACGCGGTATAAGAGCCGTACAATCCACTCCACGTTGCGCCGCCCGCCCGCCACGTATAACCCTTATCGGCCCGCGCCGGGGGCGCAAGCGCCTTCCCTCATTCGCCTCACCCCTCATTTTGCCCCCCGTGCGTGTTTCCGACGCGGAGGGCCATACCCGTCCACTCCATTCTTTCGTTGGCCAGTGGATGTTTCTTTTACTAGTTTTTATTTTTTTTTTTTTTTTTTTGGAGTCTTTTCTGAAAAATACGGGGACACCCCCACTGGGTATGGCTCCTTGAGCCGGAAACCGGCATGGGGGGCAAAATGAGCGATCAGGGCACATGAGGGCACATGCGCGCCCGCCCCCGCCCTTATCCGCCTCATAAGACGGTGTTGCCCCCGGCGCCAGTCTTTGGTACAATGATTGGGCAGGGGCGACCGGTCGCAGGTCCTTCGGCAAGCCTGCCCGGCCGGATCAGCCGGAGAGAATAAAGAGGAACAAATGACCGCCTTCTTCCGCGTGCAAAACGAGAATGGAACTGGGATGTATTCATCCATCACAGCCGAAGAGCATTTGTACGAGTTGGACACAAAACATCCATCCACAAATCTGGACACGAAATTGATAGAGGCGCTTGGGATTGATAGTTTTTGGGATTACCCAAACTGTGAAAGGTTCCGCTTTGGCTTCACCTCCATCGAGCAAACCCTGCACTGGATATACCAGCGCGAATGGCTGGCCTCCCTCAAAGAGGAGGGATTCGCCCTCTACGAGTACGATTGCCCCATCTTCGCCGGCAATACGCCGGCAGTGGCCGACGTTAGCACGATGGGCCGGCCGGCGCAAATTCACGACCTCACAACCCTTTTCTAGCAGGTCCACCATGCTCGCAAGACAACTCACCGAAAAAGAGCAGCGCCGCTTTGCCGAAAAGCAGGCCATTTGGCGCGCACTTACGCTCGAAGCGGACAAAGCCCGTGCGGAGCGCGTAATGGTCCGTGTTGACGCACTCCCCGGCGCCGAGTGGCGCGCACTGGTACACGAATACGGACTCGCTCCTGTTGAGCGGGCGTTTCGTAATACCGGCGGCAACTATCGCAAAGCGAGCATCCTTCTTCTTTCCACCCGAATTGAACTGGAGTAATACCGATGCCCCGCCTCTTCTCCCGCAGTGGCCTTGCCCTTTGCACCCTCGCCTTCTTCACCCCAATCGCAATCCTCTATTTTGGAGCCCAGTGATGCTCTACCGCCTCCAAATCGACATCGAGGGGCGGGACGATGCACTCGCCCTCGCCGCCCTTATCCGTGAAATGGGATATGAGGTGAAAACCTTCGCCCACGAGCGTAATGATGTACTTCCCCCGTCGCAAACGCGCAGTGGCAAAATACTCCTCTCAAGGATGGAGCCGCGGCGGTGTTATCCTATCTCTGAAGTGGAGATATGGCTGGAAGAAGCTGATTACAGCCCCAGCACCGCGCGGTCACTTATATCGGCCTTGATAAAAGAGGGCGCCGTCGAACGCATGCGCCTTGCCACTGGCTTCTATCGCAAGAGTGCCACCTTCAATTGCGCCCCGACCGAGTGAGTGGTATACTCAAAGAAAAGGAGCCCCATCAATGACCCCCGTCACCATCGCCTGCCGCGACGGCGCCAACTTCCTCCTCACCTTCGACGGCCACACAGTCACAATCCCCTCCAACAAGCCGGAGGCGCTCGTCCGTATCCTCCTCGCCC